GGTTGGCCGTGTACGTGTTCGTATCTTTGGTGATCATACAGCAGATAGAAATAAAATTCCGGTAGCATCATTGCCATGGGCACAAGTTATGATGCCAGCAACATCAGCATCTTTGGCTGGTGTGGGTGATTCTCCGACAGGCATACTCCAGGGTAGTTGGGTTGTCGGTTTCTATATGGATGGAGAATCAAAACAACAACCATTAGTTATGGGAACAATCCCAGGTATTACATCACCTGCGGATCCGCTTAAAGGCTTTTCAGATCCAAATGCTGTGAATCCAGTTCGAGTCAACGAACCAGACACACCATATTCTGCAATGCCTTCTACATATAAGGAACACGGATCTTATATTACAAAAGTAGATACAAGAGTAGATGACGTTGAATGTGCAGTACCACCTAAGGTATCATCAGTAGCGGTTGATGAAGCAGATTCATATTACGAACGTCCTACATGGAGTTCACCAAGTGTGCAAAGTGACACTCCACCAGTATATCCGTATAATAAAGTAAAGGAAACTGAATCCGGTCATGTATTCGAAATTGATGATACGCCAGGTAATGAACGTATCTCTCAGTTCCACACATCAGGAACAGCCTATGAAATACAACAAGACGGATCAAAAACTGAAACTATTATTGGTAACAATTACCATGTGGTTCTTGGTTCTGACAACATTTACATTGTTGGAAATGCTAATCTTACTATAGATGGTAATTTAAGAACTTTAGTCAAGGGAAATTATCACCTTGAAGTGAATGGAAATAAAACCGAAGTAGTTCGTGGATCCAGACAAACAAAAATTTCACTTAACGATAATATTGAAATCGATCAATCATATTCTGGTAATATTGCAGAAAATTCTATTCAAAGAGTTGGACAAAATGAAACAAGAATTGTTGGTCAAAGTAGAAATACCACAGTTGGTATTGATGATGATTTAACAGTCAATGGAAATTATGGTCGTATCGTTATTGGTGATACATCAGAATTTTCAAATGGTAACTATGCATTAACAACTAATGGACAATTAAATGTTACTGCATCTGGAAATATTATTGTAGAGACACCATCTAATATGACAAATAATATTGATGGTAATTTAACAGATAACGTTGTTGGTAACGTCGACGTTAACGCAGCAAGGATTGATCTGAACTAATGCCAGCAGTAAGTAGAGTAGGTGACAGTTTATCGACAGGACATGCTTGTACAGGCAGTACAACTATTGCTTCATCAAATACAGATGGAACAGTACACGCAAATAATATCGATATCATTGTAGTAGGAGCTCCAACGGTTTCACATCCGTTTCCTCCCGCACCTCCTTGTGCTCCTCATGTAGCAAATTTAAATGCAGGATCATCTAGTGTTTTTATTAATGGTATTGCGGTAGGTAGAATCGGTGATAGTGCCGATGCTGGTGCAATGACCAGTGGTTCAGGTAATGTATTCGTTGGAGGTTAATTATGGCTTTTGAATTACCAGATATTAGTAGTCTAGCAACAAAATTCTCTGACTCAGTCAGTAGTAATGTTAATCTAGACTCTATTCAAAAAGCTCTAAAAAGTGGTGCTTGTGGTGCATCTGACGCATTAGACGAAGTCAAAGGTTTTGCGGATGACATCAAAGCTAAATTAGCAGAAGGTAAAGACGCACTTGGAGAACTAGGTGATCTTGCCGGTGATCTACAAGCAAAGGTTAATGATAGCCTAAAAGAATTAGAAGCAGAACTTGATGAAGCCACATCATCTATACAAGATGAGATTGCGGAACTACAGGGTAAAATTGGTGAAGAGTTTGCTGAAGCTCAGGCAGAACTCAAAGAAAAATGGGGTGATGTTGTTGATGATATCGATGAGTTAGTTGATGGTATTCCTTCATTAACAGATTTATTATCTGGTGATGGTGAACCAATTGACTTATGTGCTGATGTACCTGACTTAGAAAAGAAAACAAAAGAAGTAGTCGACGAAGCTACTGGTGAAGTTACAACTGTTATTGAAGATATTAAAAAGGCAAAAGCTCCAAAGGTTGCAGATAAAGTTGCAGAAAAAATGCCTGAGTTCAAGGCAGAATTAAATGCTGCTTTCAATAAAATATCTACTGCTAATAAGAAAACTGGTAAATCATTTATATCTGTTTCTATTGCATACGGTTCAGTACAATTCAAAGAAACATCATTAGCCAATGAATATTGGCTAGGTGCTACTCAAGAAATGGATGAGATGAAAGCTGAATGGTATGAATCTGATGAATGGAAAGCAATACAAAAATTATCAAAAGAAGGTGCGATGACACCAAACGAATTACGTGATGCTGATTTATTAGACGATGCACAAGAAGCTATTCTGAAAAAACGTGACCAGTATTTGTTAAACCTAAAAGAATTTAATAAATTTAAAGGTGAATATTGGGCTGCTGTTACAGCAAATAAAAAGATTATTGTCGGATCGATGACACAAGAAGTATTCGATCAGAATCTAGAAGGATTAAAAGACTATTACAGCGGTGTACCAGATAAAGCATGGGACACACTTGACAATATTATTGAGTATCATACAACAGATGAAGCCAAACAAAAGATTATTGACTTCAATGAATACAAGAAGATTTAAATTTGAGGTATAAATAAGAGTATGCCTAGAACACAAAATAGATCAGATTTAGATACATCACGTGCAAAGATTACGGCACGCAGCTCACTGTACTCGGATTTCCATTTGGACTTTACTCCTCATCCGAATACTGGTGATATAACCACATTGTTTGATATTAACTCTATTAAACAATCGGTCAAGAATCTTATTTTGACAAACAAAGGCGAGAGACCTTTTAATCCTAGACTAGGTTCGAATGTCAGAGGATTATTATTCGAACCAGCTGATCCTTTTACGGCATTAGATATAAAAGAGGCTATCAAGGAAACAATTAATAACTATGAGCCTAGAGTAAAACTCCTTGATGTCACAGTTAAAGATAATTCTGACGCCAATAGGTATCGTGTAGAAATTGAATTTCAGATTTTGACTACACTTGAAACTGGTGATGTATCATTTTATTTAGAAAGAATTAGGTAAATTATATGGCTACAACAACATCAAAGAATAGATTACAGGTATCTGAATTAGATTACGATCAGATCCGTACTAACTTAAAAACATATTTGCAAAGTCAAACTCAATTTCAAGACTATGATTTTGAAGGTTCGGCATTATCAACTGTTATTGATGTATTAGCATATAACACATTCTATAATTCATTCAATGCTAATATGATGGCAAATGAATTATATTTGGATACTGCTCAAGTACGTAATAATGTTATTTCACATGCAAAGACTCTTGGTTATATTCCAAGGTCTCGTACTTCTTCTTTTGCTGGTATTGACGTTACTGTTAACTCACCGGCTGGCAATCCAGCATCATTAACTATCGATCGTGGTACAGTATTCACAACTAAGATTGATAATAAAACATATCAGTTTGTTAACCTTGAAGCTCAAACAATTACTCCTACTGCTGGGGTTTATAAGTTTGCTAACTTAATTATTAACCAAGGTACATTACGCACATACGAATATATTGTAGATAATACAGATAAGAGACAAAGATACGATATTCCAGATGATAACGTTGACACATCTACTCTTATCGTTAAAGTAAAAACTAGTGCTTCTTCATCTGATACTTCGGTTTATGCGAGAGTACAAAACGTTGTTGATGTCGATGGTGATTCACAGGTTTATTTCTTACAAGAAGGTATTGACGGTAAATTCGAAATTTATTTTGGTGATGACATCTTTGGTAATAAATTAGAAGCAGGTAATATTGTACAGCTTGAATATTTGGTGAGTGATGGTAAAGATGCAAACAGCGCAAAAACATTCTCACTGAGTGGTAACATTCAAGGTAATACAAACGTCACTATCTCAACGGTTTCAAAATCTGGTGGTGGTGCTGATCGTGAAGATATTGAGTCTATTCGATTCAATGCTCCATTATCATTCCTATCTCAAAACCGAGTTGTTACTGCTGACGACTATGCAACAATTATTAAGAACAACTACTCAGATGCGGAGACAGTAGCTGTTTGGGGTGGTGAAGAAAACGAACCACCTGAGTATGGTAAAGTTTATATCTCAGTAAAACCTAAATCTGCAGAGACATTGACAGACGTACAAAAACAATTTATCATTGATAATATTCTAAAAACAAAGAATCTTGTATCAATTACACCTGAGATGATCGATCCTTCTTACACTTATATTTCATTACATGTGTTCTTTAAGTATGATCCTAACTTGACGTCATTAACTTCTGGTGAATTGAAACAAAAAGTTATTGATATTGTGTCTAACTATAATGACACTGTACTACAAAAGTTTGATGGTGTGTTTAGACAATCACAATTGTTATCACAAATTGATAATTCTGATCCATCAATTCTTAACTCAACTGTCCGTGTATTCATGCAAAAACGTTTTGTTCCTACTGTTGGTACAGCACAAAAATATGAATTAGAATTTTCTTCTCCGATGTATACAACACAATCAAACGAAGAAGTTATTGATTCATCACCATTTGTTTTAAATGGACAAACACACTTTATTGAAGACTATAATCTAGAAGGTATAACTGAACACAAATTAAGAATCTATAGAATTGTGAATAATCAGAAGATTGTTTCTGTACTAGATGCAGGTTATATCAAGCCTGAGACTGGTATATTTGTTCTTAATTCGTTTAATCCAGAATCATTTACTGGTTCTTATATGGAAATTACTGCACAACCTAACTCTAACGATATTGCACCAAAACGTAATCAACTATTACAAATCGATATGAACAATGTAACAGTTGAACCACAGATTGATACTATCGCAACTGGTGGTGTTGTGGCAGGTATCGGTTATAATACAGTACCGAGACACGAAGGATAATTAAATGTATGAACTAAGAGGTTCATTACCTGAACACATTGTTGCTGATAGACCAGATCTAGTTGCCTTTCTAGAGGCATACTTTTTATGGTTAGAAGAAGAAGGTAATCCTGGTTCAGTCCTTAGTGACTTAATGGCCTATCGTGATATCGATAGAGCTGCAGACGAATTCCTAGAATATCTACAAAGAGAAATCGCTGTATCTATTCCAGAAAATATTCGTTCTGATAGAAGAAAATTATATAAAAATGTAGTTGACATTTATTTGTCAAAAGGTTCGATTCCATCATACCAAGCATTGTTTAACTTGGCATTCTCAGATGAGGTAGAATTATTCTTCCCTCGTGTTGATATTTTAAAACCAAGTGATGGTAAATGGGATGCGGCTAACAGTCGATGGACAAATGATGATGGTAAGTTATCTGTTAAGAAATATATTCAAGACTCAAGATATTATCAGTCATTCTCATACGTTATTAAAACAGGTCAAACAATTGACTTCTGGCGTGACGCAGTAAAAAGATTATTGCACCCAGCTGGTTTTGCTTTCTTTGGTCAAGTTACTATTTTCTCTAGTGCTACTAAAGTTATGCCAACAGCTCAGCCTGGTCGTGCTCCTGTGTCAGATATACCAACACCAGTTATTGGTCCGGTTGTACGAGTTCCTATTTCAATCTACAGTGCTATTAACCTGAACTTCGAATTAAGAACACAAGCAATGTACGCAGTTGGTCCTACATGGAAACATATCGACCATGCTAAATTCGTTATGCAAGATGTTATTGAAGACTTTAAAGATTATCAGATTTCAGAAGCTGTTTATGGCGGTAAGTTAAATAGATCTATAGATTCTGAAATAAATATAACGACAACCC